GGACTGACTCCGGTCTGGCCACCTTAACGCCCCCGGCATATGCCGGTGGTGGCCAGTTTTCTCCACAAGACCGCGTCCGGTCGACCCTATTTGCCCTTTCGGGTTTGTCGAGCGAACTCTTACGGGTGGTGGGGGATCCCACATACACCACTTTTAGTTCCACCTCGCAAGCTTTACAGTTATAATCATTACTGGTTACCCGCTAAGTCTGGGATACCTACCAGTTCGCCTGAGATTAGCAGGCATCAATCCATAAGTTTGTCCCAATGCCGCCATAACTCCAGATCCTAACCCCATGCCGGCCTGGAATGCAGCCCCGCGAACATAAGCAAAGCCTCGCTCAATCAACGTATCTTGCACTTCGTCAAGAGTGTTGACGGAACGGGCCTTACCCAAAGCATTGTGGCCAACACCTAGGGCAACAGCAGGAGTCCACTCATATATTGCTGTCATATGAATGGTCATGCCGGTCCCTGTGGGGAGACCAGCAACAGCCATGGTAATAGCTGAATGCTGATCCCTAATTACAGGACTACTACCAGCAGAAGGGTCCTGAAAATTCACATCAGACAAGTTAGGCTTCCAGATCAGTTCAACAGTGTCAGTTGGAGTCCTGCTGAAATACTGCAATGTTTGGGCAACCTGGTCAACTGACACTGACTGACCAACATCAATCATACCAGCGGTTGTATGCCCCACATGCAGGCGTCCAGCGCGTGTGGACTCGGAACCAATAAATGTAATGCGCATGCAAGCAGCAATGCACCGAACGCCACGAGCGTTAGCAGCTAGAAAGCTCTTGCCGGGTGAATTAGTAGTAGCCACCACGGTTTGGGCTGCTGAAGCTGTTGCTGAATTGATAAATACCAACTCAGTAGAATCAGCGTTGACATAGCCAGGTGTCCAATGCCAAATACCAGCAGTAGTGGTGGCTCCGGCTCCAGGATCGGCTATGTTAGCGAAATTCTCCGCTCTAAACAAAAACCCTGACTCAGTGCCAGGATAAATGGGATGGCACAATGGTGCATTGCAAGGGTCAGACAACAACCGAGCATAAGCAGCTGCGGCCGCATCCAATGACTTGCGTGGCATCATAACTTTAGCAATTCGGGTCTTTGGTGCTACTTTCCTAGAAGCAGCAATACGTCTCTTAACCTTAACTTTAACCATAGTTAAGCAATTGAGTGAGGGTGTTTTGGTAGATTTGAAGCTCTTTAACAGTTTTGAATTTTGCAATTCTTTTGGCAAAGTGCTCCTCGATCATAACCTGGGTATCTGGAAGAATACCGAAGGCGAGGTAAAAAGAAACCCTCGCTTCTGGGGTGATAGGGGCATTCAAGTACTTGATCCCCTTAACAAGGTGTGCAAACCCGTAGTCCAACATATGCACCTTTCCATCCGTTGATGGTAGGCTTTCGTAGAAGGAACGCAATACGGGAATACCATCGTTGAGCGTCAGGCCACCAAGTCGTATGGCATTTAGATGACCGAACAGACTGGTCATGTTTGTGACCTTTGTTGAAACAAGGTCTTGCTCAAACACTTTCCGAACTGATCTCACCATGCGATACCCCTGTCCATCAAAAACAGGGTGGCACTGACAGAACTCAATGTGCTCTAAGCAATCAACAGGGGCTTCCACCTTCACGTTGAAACCTAAATGAGCACAATAGCTCTGCAGATTGTCCAAGACAAAACCCGATTCAAGTCGCTCAACGACAATACCACAATCGTCGCCATCATTAATGGCGGAGTACTTCCTATCCCCCATGAAGCTATGAACGATCCCAGCGGAAATGAGACAATTCCCCAGTGCGGTGTTCATGTCACCTGAACACCTACCTCCTCCTCTAGTCCATGTAACCTTGCCATCCTTACAATATGCAACCCCACGAGTTATGAGTTGCTTCGACAAGAGCCAGGCGAGGTACTTATCACCATTGAATGCCGACACGTAGATATCATGCTCCCATTTGAGTGCATCAATACTAACATGTTGGTCAAACCGGCTAGCATCAAACATGATGCACACTGGGTCCTCGAATCTTTCCCACTTAGAACGTATTATCTGACCACGTTGTACAGCATTATAACCTTTGAGTATAGTAGGGTAAGGGCATGAAAACACTGAGTTAGCTGCCTTATAAAACCGCTTCTCATTGTGTTTCAAATACCGACCCAACTCAATGTTGTAACGAGCATTGCGTGGAGAGATAATACGCGGGGCAGGATCAGACTTTACAGTAAAGTCTGTCTTCTCTACCTTTACAAACCCCTTGATGATCCAGTCTTCGCTACTAAGTGTGGGCTTAGCAACGAAGGTGCCGGCAGCCCTCTCATACACCTTCCTCTTGGAGCCATTAAACAAGGCCACAAACGTGGGCTGATCTAATGTACTAAGATGGCCAATGCATGAGAGTAAAGCTGTGCGGAAAGGTCTGAGTGCCTCAAATGCTCCCCTGGTTGGCACCAGTGGTGGCGTCCCATCACTGGTAAGGAACACCCTTTCCACAATCCCCCTCAGAAGGTTACTTAGGGCACGACTGTCGTAGTAGCCTACAACGTGTGAGGCGCCCCAAATAACCAATCTGGCAAATGTCCTCGTCTTGATAGGTGCATACCCTCTGCTAACCCGGAGTTGCCCGCCCCCATTCTCCACCTTACCAAAATCCATGCTATCTCTAGCATATTTGGAAGAGGTAATGGAGTAGGGCAGAAAGCAGAGGCCACCTAAAAACCCTGCCTAAACGCAGGAGAGGACCAAGTTCTTACGGTTCGCCTCCCGAAGACGCTCTGCCACAACCAAGCAGACCAACCCAGCTGAACTTTGTAGCCATCACGAAGCTCACTGCGAGCCTCATACAAGCCTTGGATCTCATCTGACGACAAGAAGGCGTATGACACCAATTCAGCTGCGGTCGGCACCATAGCATGAATGACAATCATGTACATATCAGTACTATCGTACTCATAATGCACAATCGATTTCGGCTCACGCCCTTCAGTTTTTGATGCGGCGATCTCTACCTCCAACTCAGCCTTCTTCTCCCGATCGTATTGCTCGATCATGCGATGGCAAACCTGCCATATCGCACGGAAGTTGGCCTCTGAGGGCTCCACCGGTCCAAACTGCATGCGCAATCTGCGAATCAAGTCACCATGCTTTCGTGTCATCCTCTGCTCAAAACCAAGTATTCCTCTTGCCGCTATTCGCGCTTGCTTACGGATCGAGAACGAACCGACTTGGGTCGCGTGCCCCCAAGTAAACAAACCCGTTATGCCATCCAAGCTCTTCTTCAAACCATAGAGCAACAAGCCCACTAGTGACATGCACAAGATGGAACTCATCACCGACATGGTGGAGAAAAGCCCAGGGCTCATAGCTTGGTAGAATGCGTCCTCTAAAATAGTGGATGACGCCTTCAATCGGCACAGGGCACCGAGTAGCAACAAGATCGCTGGAACGAAGGATAATATCACCGTGAGTCCAAGGACTATGAACAAATCCATCTTGGTTAAAGAACTCCCAGAAGCCAACCATCACGGGCCGAAACAAGCCACTAAAATCAGCTTGTCTCTCTAATGCCCGAGCCTCGCCAATATCACCAGGCCAAAACTGGTGACTATGCCAGGACGGGGTGGGTGCTAATCCACCACGGATGTTCGTGCGTAGCTTATAACCTGGTTCACCACCAGGCGGGGATCGCCAATCCCCGATTGCTTGGATAAGCAATTTATATACCGGCCTTACCGCCGGT